GATGTTACGTAAGTAAAATCATTCCATTTAATCTCTAATACTGGGGGATAAATTGTATGGGTATCTACTGAGTAATATTGAAGTACAGGTTGTACAGCTTTAGCGGCATCAAATTCTATACTAGAAGTCCATTTTACCAAAAATCCATTATTGATAAATGATTCACTAACATATGATCCGCTATTCCAACTGTTTACAATAGTAGTAACATTTACATTTAAATCTTTATCAGAATGATAACTAAAGGTTTGACTAGCAGAAGGTAAAATATACCAGTTACCTCCTCCAACATTTGGGTTTACATAATCTACCATTACATTAGAACTTGAAGGACTAGGATCCCAAGTTTCACCCCCAGCAAAGGTTCTCCATTGCCAACTACACCCATCAGTAGAAATAGGCTGATCAAGATATTTACCTGTACCCATCCCCCATGAACCCGAAACTGCATGGATTTTTAAAGTATAATCTGTATTAATACTTTGGGCTGTAGCTATAAAACATTTAAAATATGCATCCCAAATTGAGTTACTTACATAGGTATTGAATACACTATTAATTTCACTTTGATCAAACTGAACTAAATATCTTGCTACTTGGGCATTGCTACTAATAGCTATATTTAAATTAGATACATCTAAGATTTCATCTAATCCCGTATTCATTTGAGGGAATAAAGAGTATAACGTAGCGTCTTGTTTGGGGAATAATTTATATACTGCCATTGTCTTATAAGTTTACTACTCTACCTTGGATGTCTGTGTTAGGATATTTTACTTCAAAAATCATAGGATCTAATGATGGATAAACTACATTATTAATTGTAGCTCCTGGAATATCATAAGCGAACTGAGAGTATCCTAAAGCTGTTCCTACTTTGTTTGATATAGTGATATTTTTAACTGTTTGAACTCCATCAATATTATCTAAAATAACATATAAATCTCTTAAAATAATAGGTTCATTAATCTGCCAGTTTTTAATAGCAAAGAAATCTTGCATTGCTATAATACATTTAGTTAGCACTTCATTTGAATTAAAATTTGGAAGTACTATAATATCAAAATTAACTCCAATATTGATGATAAATGCATCTTTAATATTGATTGAATCATTTACCATTCTATATTGAGAGAGATAAGTAGATAAGTTTTGCTTAAGTGCTAAAGAAGCTGTTCTTAATTTAGAACTATTATCAAAAGAAAGAATATATAAATCAAGTATTGAAGCTGCTGCTCCTGAAGCAACTGATTGGGCTTTAGTAGGTTCAATATAAGCTTTAGAAATAACTCCATATTTAGCTGGCAAGGAAAGTGCTCTAACTAAGTAATCATCTTGAGTTACGTTACGTAGCTGGGTGGCAAAATTTGCAGAAGCATTTTGACGAATTTCCTCAGTAGTATCCCCATCTCCACCACCATCAGCTGCCGTTAAATTATTTACAAGTAACGAGTTAAAGATTACATTAGCTGTAGGTTGAGATAAATTTGGATTTATAAATCGGATATTTCCGCTTGATATTTGATTTATAGTATTAGCAGGTACGTTTGCACCAACCCCACCACCTGTTAAATATCTCACAGTTAAAGTGGTATTTGACGGGGCTATACCATAGTTTTTAGTAAATACAAAGTTTGAAGGTGAAAACGCAGTTGTAAGTTTATCAACTTCAAATGGAAGACCTAAACCAACATTATCTGGGTTTGGTAAAATTTCCTCATCAGTATCTGTGTTTGTGCCTGCTCCAAACTGTAGTTGAAGAGTAGTATTATTTAAGAAACGAGTTGTAAATCTTCTTTGTACTTGTTTTAATTGTAAAAGATATGGAGTATCACCTTGGTATTGTGACAAATTAGGATCATTTACATTAGTATTCTTAATTGAATCAAATACTGTATCTTGAGCTAAATAATCTACCTCATACCAAGTATTACCATCACTATCTACTATATCTAAGATACCTACAATGTTGTTAGCTGTAATTTCAACAGTAGCAAACTGTTCTGGGGTTGTAAATGTAAAAGATGTAGTATTAATAGTAGAAGAAATAGCCTTTCTAGTTTTCTTTAATAAAAAAAATGTAGGATTCCCTAAATTATTAACAGCATATACCGTAACCTCAGTAGGATCTCCTGAAGATGATACACTAAAATCTACAGGATCTTGTATTATAAATGATATACTACCTGAGGCAGATGACACTACAGTAGTATTTTCAGGAATAAATAAAGTATAATTAAAATCAGGGACATATGGAAAAACTCCTACAGCAGGAACTTGTTGATAAAAATCAACATCAACTGTAGCTACTTGGGTTACATTGGGTTTATAACCAAACATATAAGCTAACTCATATAAATTATTTGTTTGGCGGGCGTATTGTAAGAAATTTTCTTGAATTTGGTTATCAAGATAAAATGAAAGAACATCACCTACATAAGCAGCCATTTCCATAAACATCATACCTGGTGATGATGGAGAGAAGTCATTATAGGTTGTAGGGAAATAAGTACGAGCGTAGTTAATTAAACTCGCTCTTAACTCGGTAAAATCCTTGTTTATATACTGTATATTACGTCTTACGGCCATTAGTTAAATGCTATTTGAATTTCGTCTGATATAGCGGTATCTACAACATTATAAGTTAAAGATACTGTTATAGTATTATAGTCTGGATCTTGAAGAATATCTAAACTTCCTATGACTACATTAGGAAAATATGTTAATAATTTAGACTGTACATCTTCTTTTAAACTATCAAGATTATTAGAGGTAATTTGTTCAAAAATAAAAGCTCTTAAACCACCACCAAATGTAGGATTAAGATACCTTTCAGGAGGGTCTGTTAAAAAGAAATTTAACAAGTTATTTCTAACAGCATCTTTTGTAGTATAAGTAGAATAAAAAACACCTGGAGCATTAAAAGGTATAGCAACACCAACAGCCGTTCCTGGCTTAGTATCAATTGGGAATATCTTTTGTGCTCCGAATGCCATTATTTTTTATTCATTAAGCCCATAATCATATCTAGACCTACATTACCTTCTGGTAATTTAGAGCCTTCACCTGAAGTGTTCATACCAGGAGCTACTTGTAAAGTATTAGCAGTTACACCCATTCCTCTAGCATCCATTGAGTTAAATGAAAGGGTATCTTGTCCTCTTCTCATATCACCCATAATACTTTCCATCATAGCTCTTTTTTCGGCTGCTGATGTAGCGCTTGGTTGGGTTACTAGTGGGGTGCCTGTATTAGCTACTCCATACCCTTCTCCACCTACAGGGGTTCCCATTATTGGAGTCTTAGGAGCACGAACTGCTTCCAAAAGGATATCTTTTAATTCCTCTTGGATAGCTTCTCTTACTGCGTCTTTGATAAATGATTTTAATTCACTTGGTTTCATCTGTTATAAATATTGAAATTAAAAAGCTTTTAAATCGTCTCTGTCAATTATTAGCTTAAGTTCATCGATTAATGTTTGGTTGTTTGCTGTAAACGAAAGTTCAGTCTGGAGTAAAATGATTCCTGACTGATTAAGAGCTGAAGCTCTTTTACGATTAACTGTAGGGCTAAAAGGTACTTCCTCTATTTGAAAGGTAAATCCTTTATAAGAACCATCATTAACATTTGCTTGAGTTTGGTTATTAGCAGTTTGGATTATAGTATCTGATATAGCATCTAATGTTGAATTAGGACTACATAATAAAATTAAAGCATCTAATTGACCTAGAGCATTAACTATTTTATTAATAATAGAGGTAACTACTGCTGTAGGAACCGCTGTAGCGTTTATACTGCCCGAATTTTTTTCTAGCAATGGTAAAACCTTATCATCAATAGTTTCTAAATCACTTAATAAAGCAGGAACAGCACCGGGTATAACAGGTACTACTTTAGCAGCCGCAGAAGTTACTAGTTTAGCAGTTTCAACTGTAGATAAAAGAGATTTTAGGGTATTAGTAACATCTTGTAAACCCCCAATACTAAAATTTAAAGTACTTAATTTAGTTCCAATTGAATTAAGTTGCCCTACAATATTATTTCTAGTATCTATTAATCTTTGCAATTGATCAGGTGATGGGCAAAATTGTTGTTTTAAAGCATCTATTTGTTCTGGGGTAGTAGCTTCAGTTTTTGCAGCTTCAAATTCACCAATTGCGTATTCTTTAGCTAAAGATGTTAGTTTAGGTAAAATAAGTTTTATAGTTTGTTTTCCTAAATTTAAAATACGTTGCCCAAATTTAGCTTTACCTTTAGGTTTCAAAGCTTCAGGAGTACTTTGTTCTACTAAAGTAGGATCAACTTGTTGAAGTTGAGTATTTTCTTGAGCTTGTTGTCTAGCAGCTGCTTCTTCTTGTCTAATTAAATCCAGTTCTAAAGGTCCCATTATACAGTTTTTACAGAATTAGACAATAAACCATTTAATTGAGTAATTAAATTAGTAATAGTAGTATTAGTTAAAGCTGCTTGAGTATTAGTAGGAGCTAAAGGAGCACCTGGAGGAACTCCCACTTGTAATGAGAGTATATTGGTTAATGTGGCTAACTCTTGAAGTAACGTCTGTAGTAGATTTATGGTAGATTGACCAAGTAAAACCGGTTCAGTAGCGTTTTTAGACCCAAGATATACTTCACCTGACTGCAAAACAACAGGACCGGTTGTATCAAAGTTTATAGATTCAATAGCAGTAAACCCAATAGACTTTTGTGAAGATAAAAGTAAATGATCTTGTGTTGTATTAAATACTAACCTACCAGAATTTAATATAATCTGTTTACCAGCGTATTCATCTGGATTAGTAGGCTTTCCGTTATCTGGGTAGCTAAAGTATTGATTTATATTAACTGCTTGGGATTGTAAAGGAATTTTTTGGGTAGAAGCTAGATAAATAGAAGTATCATCATTATTGATATCTTCTACTGTGGGTACCCATCCTTCATCTGTTTGATTACCTTGACCATTACGAATAATAGTGATTGGATCACCATTTGTGCCTGTTGAAGACCAAGTATTTACAGAACCCGTAACAGTAGAACCAAAACGAATTGAATTACCCCATCTACCTTCTATAATTTTATCACCTTCAAAAGGTAAAAGTGGATGAATATTTCCTCTTTCAATAAAGGTTCTCCCTAAAAATATTTCAGTAGATTGGTCTGTTACTCTTCTTACACTACCTAATTCAGTTTGAATATAGTCTTTTTGTTGAGAAGGAGGTAAAATATTTGAATTTTGTGGGAAAGCATTATGGTGGGGGTGGTTCCATATACCCACAGTGTTTATATAATAGTTAGTTTTAGTAGAAGAAAATTCACCAATATTAGTATTAGGTAAAGCTAAAATATAAACAATTTCATTTATTAAAGGAAAACTTTTTATTGAAGGATCTACGGGACGAGCTGTAGGATATAATTGATTAGGTGGAGTAGGAGAATCTACTAAATCAAATTCAATAGTACCTAATCCGTTCCATTCACCAAATTCTTTAAATCTAGGATGGGTCTCATCTAATATAATACTAATAACACGTCCTGTTACTATAAGACTATTAAGTCCTAAATTAGTAAAAGTTCCAAAACTATTTTGTTTAGAATTATTAGCTACCTTATTAATAGCTATAAGACCCCTACTACTAGCCATTATCCCTCAGATTTAAACTTACTTATTTCATCAAGCAGTTGTTGTTTTTCCTCGTCTGAAATGCCTAATGCGCTTTCTCCACCTTCACTGTTCATAGCACGTTGTGCTAGAGCCGCCATTTTAATTAGAAGATCATCGTTTTTAACTCCTATTTCCATATATTCTTTAATTAATGGAACAATAAGAGTAGCATCACCAATTTCTTCAATCATAGGTTGAAGTTCCTTGATAAGAGCATTTACCTGCTTATCCTTTTTTTGTTGGTTGTTGTAAATCTCTTCTAAAAGATCTGAGAATTTTTTCTTACCAAATACTATTTTATCAAACTGGCTCATAGTTATAAATACTAGGTTATTTAAAATCTACATAACCGTGCTCTAAATAATATATATAGTTGCGTTTAAATATATCGTATAGTTGATTTGCTATTTTAGTAATTTTAGGTGTTTTAGCATCAACCTGTTCGCGTATATAAATGTATAGAGCTTTCTTGTTAAATACGTCTATGTCTTCTCTTTTACGGAATAGCTCTAAAATTGCATCAGCTATTTGAGCGTCTTCATCTTTAGCAAACAATTCAAAGATATTTTCAGTACAATATTCTGTGTACAAGTCTATAAATATAGAAAGTTTATCTTGATATGGATCACTTGCTGTAGTTTCATCTATAACGTACGAATGACGTTCATCTTCTTCTACACCTTCTACTGGTGCCTTATCGATTCTACGCTTATAGTTTCGCGTATTAGATATAATTAAATATCGTTTAGCAATAGTACCAAAGTAAGAGTATGCTTTGGATCCTTTACTTTGATCATATAGATGCATTTTAGAGAGAAGGAAGGTAATTACTTCATGCTGCAAATCCTCAATATTTTCTACCTCAGTATAGTAGAACTTAAAGGTATGGATAATATTTTCTGTAAGTTTAAAAAATGGATAGTGAATATATCTATGATATATCTTTTCTTTTTCTAAAGGATTAGTTGATTTGTTATACCTTACTATAGCATCTTCAGTTTCTTGGGTAAAGTATTGTACCCCCTTAGCCTTTTTAGGCTTAATCTCTATATTATCACTCATCGTTGTAGTTTGTAGGTAGCTAGTAGCTCAACTAATAGTTTTAATCGTTGAAAGAAAAAACCTACCTCATCATCTGATTCAAAGGTACCTTTAGT